CAATTTTATATAATTCAGATGTAATAATACGTTGAATACGCTCAATTGTACGAGCAAAACGAATATCTTGAGCAGCTAATGTAGCTTTACCATCTGTATTTTCATCATAACCCATAAATGCTTTAGGCACTTTAAGGGCGGCAAATAATTTGTCTCTTAAATAAGTAACGTCTTCAATACCATCCCATTGTAAACCATTTAGGTTTTCAATTTTAGTAGCAGTATCATTTCCTCTTACTGGGATATAGAAATCCTCAAGTAGGTTTTGCATGTTGTATTTTAAGTTGTATTCGCCTGTTTGTTGATCTAAATATGGGGTACGTTTCATTTTAGAAACTGTTTTTTCCATAAACGCATCAATCTCATTCGGAGGAATAGAACCAACATTCATATAGAAAATACGTCTTTCAGGTGCACGTACAATCCTGTGGATCAACATTGCATCTTCCATCAACGTATATTGTTTAAATAATTTACGAGCTGGTTCGATATAGCTTCTACCATAAGGTAAAAAATTCATATCCGTTAATAAACGGAAGTGAGCCATTTCGTAATTATCAAAGATAATACTTCTACCATCTACTTGGTTAGGAACATTATAATATCCATAATCCGAAGCTGAAACACCTTCTGGGTCAAATCGGTATTTCACTTCGGTTGGATTTTCTTTATCTTGACCTTCTAGTCTTTCGATATGGAAAGCAGTATAAGGAATAACATTGTAAACACCAAATTTTTCAGCGATTTCTAATTTTAGGAAGAAATCACCATACTTACACATATTACGAACCCAAGGCCAAAGGTTGAATTCAATATTTAGTACGTCGTAAAATAGATTATATAGGATTTTCTGAATATCTTCATCCGAAGAACGAATAGATAATACTTCACCCATATCATTTTTAAGAGTACTTTCATCAGCTACTATATCAAGAGCAGATGCAATAATAGCATCTGTGTCCATTGCATCGTAGTCTGAATATAATGAAGGTCTTAGATATTGATAATTGAAATTGGCTTGTTGGCCATATAGAGAAGTACCTGAGTTAGTATAAATTCTATTAAATCTATCTACTAAGGCATTGGTTTGTAAATCTCCAGTTTTTTGGATACTATTTACATCAAAGACTTTAAGTTGATTACCCCCAGCATTGCGGATAACCACGTCTGTTGAGAATAATCTCTGCAATCGGGAAAATAAGCCTTTATCTGCCATTTTTTAGTTTTGTTATAAATATGTTACAATAGCCATTTTATACTCTCATTTTTGCCTCCTACATCCATATTGTATGGATTTTGGACACTATTTTGAGAATAAACGCCAGTGTAACTGGTTTTATTTGATTTTACTGCACCCAACGCTGCGCGAGCTTGGTCTAAACTTTGCTGTTGAAACTTGAGCGACGTGTCTCGTAGGAACATACCAATCCCAAATGACATAACCAAGTCATCGTTGTAACCTGTTTGAGCTTCTGGTCTTCCATTTTTCCAGACAAACACTTTCATTTCTTCTAACAATCGTTTTGAGCGAATTGTTACGGACCTATCACCAACAAATTCACGGAATTTATTAATACATAACGGTCTAGTACGCATTGACATTGTGAACCCAGGTATCATCTCACTATTACCTTCATACACGCGAAGATACGATTCAGCAGTTAATTGATCTGATTTGGGTGAGTGATATAAATTTCTATATCCTCTTTCTAAGATAGCATCTAATGTTGCCCAACCAATGTTAGCGTTTTCTACTACTAACATTGCATTGTTATATTCAGTAGCTAAACCTGTAAGGAAATATCCAAATTCTTTAGGTGGTAATTGACCTCTATATTCAGCAACTTGTGTGTTAGTTGCAATATCAAACACGTGGCATGCTGAGAAGTCTTTTCCGTCACCTCGAGCAACGTCAGCTACAACCATATATTCTCTAGAATAATCAGCAGGTTCCCAAATCCACAAATTTTGATCTACACCTCTACGTTCAGCAGGATCTTTAACTGTTGTTTCTTTAATAAATTCAATCCATTCAGAATAAAATACAACATCACCTGAAGTACTAAAATCACAATCACATTCTTGTGCTGCTAATCTAGGATCACCTAGTAATTCATCTTGTCGTTTTCTCCAAGCTTCATCTCGTTCAGGATGAACCCACCAAGGTAGTTTAATTGGTAAAAAGTCATTTTCATTGTTTTCTGCTGAAACCCATGTTTTATGGAACCAGTTACCTGTACCATAGGGAGTAGATAGTACAATAGCACCACCACCAGTAGCAAGTGTTTGTTGAGCTGAGGCCCATATTTCACCAATTTGTTCAATAAATGCTGCCTCATCTACTAACAACAAAGAAACGGCTTCTGATCGACCAGCATCTGAACTTGCGGAGGTTGCTTTAATTTGAGACCCGTTTGCTAATCTTAAAGACAGTTTATTATTCTCGTCTGCGTCAATTTTAAGCCATGAAGGTAAATTATCATACATGAATTTTACCTTTGTAACCATGTTACGAGCTGTTTCTTGCTTTGTCGCAATACAAAGTACGTTTTTATCTTTATGGAATAACATCAACCACAAAGAATAACCTGCTGCTAATGTTGAAATACCTAACTGTCTTGATTTTAAGATAATTGAGTATGGGTTATCTCGCAGTAAATGTAATGTTTTTTCTTGGAAAGGATAAAGGTTAAAAATAACTCGCCCACGTTGGGGGTGCTGAATGTGACAGTATTTTCTCATAAAGTGAGCTGGGTCTTGAGCACACTTGATGTATTCTTGTCTAATTATCGACTTTAAATCTTGTTCAGCCATTATTTTCCAATTTTCCAGTACATACGGCCTGATAGAACTGGTTGGAAATTTTGATTAACACCCATTCCAAAACCGTATACACTTCTTTTTTTAGTTCTCCACAACAATTCAGTACCTAAATAATTTAATTGGTCTGTTTTTCCTTGCAAACCTAAACCCCAATAAAATTCATTACTATTTAAATAAATTTCTTTTGTAATTGTAGTTGTAGGAATTAAAATATTTGTTCTAATATCTCTCGCTAAAATAGTATTACGAGAAATTGTATCATTTATAACAGCATACCCTAAAGTATCAATTTTAAGAGTATCTGAGTAGTAATACTTTGCATAGTAATCTCTTAGGATTGCTAATGTATCAATAGGAGTTTGAAACGTATCAATTTCAGTTACAATTTTAGTTTTCCATTTTGGAACATAACTAATTTTTTCAATTATAACTGTATCGTATTTAGTTTCAATTTTAGTAATTACTTTAGGTTCTACATTAGTGTTTTCTCCACCACACGAACGCATAAAGAGAATAACAACTACTAATACTACAATAAGTAAAGTTTGTATATTTTTAAAGAAGTCCTTCAAGTTCTTTTTTAATTTTGGTAAGTTCTTTTAAACGATTCAGAAGTTTAGTTTTTTCTGGTTCTTCAGCACTTTTCCATTTTTTAACTACTATTTTCATTTCACGAGTAGTTTCACCTAATTTATTAGCAACCTTGGTAACAGAGTCTCCTTTTTTAAGTTCAGCATCAGTAGGTTCTTCATCCTCTTCAGCTAAAGATTGTCCTAATTTATCAGCTTTTTGTTGAGTAAGATCTAACTCTTTATTAAGATCTTGTTGTGCTTTAATATCCTCTGGATCTGCTTCGGATAAAATAGAGATAATTTCTTCACGAAGATATGCTTTAAGTTCAGACTTTTTCATTTGAATATTTTTGTTATAAATATCATGAAAAAATTACCTTTTTCATTTGCTCAATACGTTCTTCGGTAGTACCTGATAATGTGTTAAGATTCTTAATACGATGGATATATTTATTTGTTAACAATTGAATTGTATCATCAATCATCTTTCTATATTCAGCATTTGTTTCTCTAACACCATTATCTTCAATCTCTACTCCTTCAGGAGAAACATAAAATATATAATCATATTCATGAATCATAGTAGAAGCAAAATTACAAAATTCTTGTGCCTCAAGATAATTCATTGATTTAGAACATTTCGCAAATGCCATTACATCAATAATAGTACGATCTGTAATGATATTTTCTTGCATCAATTCACTAGCACGTTCAGCTAAAAATACTGCTTGACCCTTAACTGTTGAATCAGTGTTCAATGGAATACCCATTGCCATTAATTCTTTAGAACGTTCTGTTCTAAAATTATAATTTTCAAACTCAGGTAAACTTTGTAAAGCATTTACAAGTGTTGTTTTACCTACTGACATTGTTCCGCAAAGACCTATTTTCATAACTAAAAATTATTTCCAAAAATAAATAAAACTTTGATAAAATCCTAATTCGATATAATAATCTTTAAATCCTTTATTTAATATAAAATTTATAAAATTTCTATGTTCAAGATCCTTTTCATAATCTGATAGGTTTTCATCTTCATGGTATTCAAAGAATATTTTTTGTATTTTATCCCATGTTTCTTGTTTTACATAATTAAAAGCAGTTTTTTCAAACCCTTCAATATCAACCTTCATATAATCGATGTGATCAATTTCATTTGCCTCTAAAAATAAATCTAATGAAACACAAGAACGAAGTTCAGTTTCCCACCAGTTTGGCCATTTTGCTACTTCGATTTGACCTTCATGATTTGAGATAGCAATAGGGAACAATTTCCAATTTTCTCCTTTATTTAATTGAAGTGCTTCATAAACCCCAGGATCGGGCTCAATACAATAAATTTTAGAAGCACCTTTCAGTTCAGCATTAATAGAAGATAAACCAATATTTGCTCCTAAATCTAAATAAACATCACCAGGCTGGATTCCTGGACCATGAGCGTTTAATTCATCGTGAATTATATTACCATAAGCCATAGCTCCTTCCCAACCATACCTGCCATATAAATCCATAGCAGTACCGCTAGTATCCCATTCGGTAATATCAATTAGTTTACCTTCTTTAGTATAAAACTGTTTACCTCTTATCATGCTTGAGAATCCCCGGGTTTTACTCGGTAACTATCATAATCAAAATGTTGAGTTGATACCTCAAATATGGTAGCACCTTCTGTAAGAGCTAACAATTGGTGAGGTTGACCCGGCATCAGATGAATACAATCTCCTTCTTTAATGAATGATGTTTGTTCAGTTGCTGTCTCAGTATCAATCCAAATATACTTAAATTCACCTTTAGAAACATACCATGCTTCATCTTTAAGCAAATGGAAATGCATTGAAAATTTTTTATCTTTTTTAAATACTAAAAGTTTACCACAATAAAGTTCATTATTAATAATCCACAATTCATGGCCCCAAGCTTTTTCATGTCGCTCACCTTGATAGGGTTGAGCTTGAAGAGTTAATTCTCTCATAATTAATGTCTTATGTTAGCACCGGCTTGTTTATACCAAGGAAGACCTTCACGACTACGCATTGCCTCTTGATAACTTTCAGCATCGTATTCAATGCCATTTAAAAACCAACCTTTTCTTAATTTACAATCTTCGTCAACAGGTTCAATTGCTGGACCATCCCAACGATGGTATTTCCAAGCTTCTTCACCTTGAAATTTAATAAAATGATGTCTCGCACCTTGCGATTTCATCGTTTTGTATTCGTATAATCTTTCTTTTGCCATAATTATTTAAAACTAATAATATCTCCTTGATGGTTATCCCATTCACAAATGTATGAATCTCCTTTTACTTTGCAAAATTTATTTAAAATATCTTCTGCTACATAAGTACCCTGAGCACCTGAGACTGTAATACCACGTGCTGAAAGTGCATCACCTACAAAGTGAACATTTTCCCATTCGGCAAGTGCTAGATTTTTATAATCTACAAGTGGTTCAGGAGACAAATATTTAACTTCAGGAATGTAAACACCCCAATCATCACCTAATGTTGGGAATACTTTTTTCATATCCTCAATAAAGTCTTGAATATAGTTATAGTAACCCTGAAATGCTTCTCTTACAGTATCAAGTGAGTCAATTGGTAAAGCAGCAATTCTTTCACCTTCACTTGTAACACCTACTTTACGAGATGGGCTATAATATAAACCTGCTTGTAATTTTGGAGCAAAGCGGCCATAAAGACCTTGGTTTGGGATAATTGAAGTATTTACTTTGTCAACTAATTCTCTAGACCATTTAAATGGTTCTTCGATACCTTGAATTTCCATCA